CCGGAACTTAAACACGGTCACAGCAGCCCTTTTACTTGGCGAGCCAGTCACAGCGTGGGGTACAGAGCCGTTATGGAAATACCATTTATTTTTTTGGTATCGAACTGTCTTGACTACCGGCCCATCCATACAGTCTTTAAAGTGCGTCTCGGCGTCTTCGCCATGAATAACGCAGTTATACGACCACTTGCGAATAGTGTCGGTGTGAAACGGTGCGCTCCCTGTATCGAGGCGTTGTATAGCCACCATCCACTGGTCATCTATCTCTACTGGCAGGTTTTCAATCACCCAGTCCCGCAACACCCGTGGCGTTGTTATGAAGTTAAACGCAGGGTGTGTTTTAACCCCAGGGATTGCACGACTGTCTGTACAACTCCACTCTGTTAGACCAGTAACCATATCGTTGGGGAGTTCGGGCCATGCTTTCTCTTCGTAATAACTACCCTTCAAAACGCGGCGTTGCGTCAAAAAAAGCTGTCTCTTCAGCAAAATACTGAACCATTTTGGTGTAGCAATCAGTAGGTAACCAGTCTTGTACAGGCTCTCTGAACTCGGCGGGAACACCATTGGGGTTCATCTGTATACTTGGGAACGCCGCAGTTACGGGGGTTCCTAACTTGTCGCCAAGAATGCTTCTTGTTACAGCCTCTACGTCTTCCCATCGATATGCCGTTGCTACCTGAGTGTCGCCCATAAAGAAGTAATCCCTATATGAAAACGACTTGTAGTTTGTTGCTGCAAATGATGAGGCGTTTGCAAAAAATGGCCGTGGCGAACTTGCGTATCTCACTAGGTTGCATAGCTGATCAAGAGGGTCTACTGACGCATCTAACGCGCCTGAGTGTCTTGCTAAAAAGAAAGCCGACACCCACCTTTCAAAAGGCTCGCGTATAAAACCAAACGCGGTGTACTCGCTTAGTTCATCTGCTGTTACAACATTTGTGTTCACCAGCACCGCAGGCATAGCGTGATACGCTTTAATCGCAGTAATGTCTTGAGGGGTTGTCAGTGAGTAAACCACATCAGTGCTATCTGTAATGTCTGAATCTAATATAGCCCGTTGGACGCTGTTAGATGCAGTACGCGGAACAGCCACAAATAACAGCTTATGCCTCTTTGATAAATACATTACTCAACTCCGGTTGTGTCTGCGTAACCATCCATTACGGTGGCCCCTGGTGTAAGTCTGCGAATCAGATCCTCTTGCATTGGCCCTACAGTCGGCCCCTTCCAGCGGGCAGCTACAGTTGTAGGTGTAAGGCCATCCTTCCATTTTTGAAAGGCGAGCAGCCCAAAACCGCCGTTCACTACATCACGACCTTTGAAATTGACGCCCGCGCCATGAGTCTCGCCTGTGACTAAAGTCTCAGATGCCTCTCGGTAGGTGGTCTGTTTCAACTGACCTGCGCCATCTACTGCCCAGGTGTCCAAGCGCATCTTTATCACATCAACGTCTGGGTGTCCGTGGATAGGTAGGTTTGGGCAAGGGTGTATCAGGTACAGTTCAACCTGAAACTGACCACTTCTAAACAAACAAAAAGAGGTGGCATCGTCGCTTAAATTTACAACTTCGTCTGGTGGTGCAATTGGTCGATTCGCAGCATTCCACCACTCGCAAAACTCCTGCACTGTTTCCCATTGCGGCACCGCGTGGCCCCGCATCGGGTTAGTGCTAAAAACACCCTGCTTTGCCATTTTAATGGTCATTAGCTGGAAGCCAATTCTGCTGTTGGGCGCAGTGTTAAATATCTGTCAGCGTACTGCGCTGATAAGTCAGCTTCGTGTGCGCCTTGTAGATGCTCCAAGAAATCCGACCCGCCTTCGTGATCAAGGCAAAGCTGCAATACTTGCTGCTGGGTGATACCGCTGTAATCAATGAATGAATCAGACAAAGTGTCAGTATTCAGGTATGTCATTATTTGACCCAGGCTGTTCACTGCGCGACGGAAATCGGCGTCAAAAAACTCTACCTGCCACAACACTTTTTTGACTACGTTTTCGCGTCCGTCTTGTTCGGGGATCGTATATAGCTCTAGTATTTTTGCTTCGTACTCAATGTTCATTAGTTGTGTCCTCTAATAATGTTTTTGCTAACCCGACGCGCAGCTTTGCAGCGCGGGTTAATGTTCTCTCTGCCAACTTTTTTACGGTTGGTAACTCGTCTGCAAATGGGAACGCTTTTTCCAAAGCATAAGCAAACATCTCGTTACCATTGGCTGAACCTTTTTCAAACACATCCACGTAGTTATAAATTGAAGCGTTTTCAGCAAGCATTCCGTAATCCATCGCCAGCTTTCCTGACAAAACATTCGCGACGAGCGCATCGCTTTTATGATTCATGTGCCTTGGCATGCGAAGCCGTTTTGCTGTTTGTAGCACCCCCGCATCCGAAGCTGGTATGTCAGCCCATCGTGCGGGGTTAATAATGAACACGCTCAGGTCTAAATGGTTTCTACCAATCTTGCTGCCAATAAGTCCGTAGGCTTGGCTGTGTTTTGGGTGATCACTAAACACACCAGCGCGGCCCAAACAGATGTCATACTCACCGAGCAGTTCCCAAGACGGCATATCCCCATCTTGGACGTTCAAAATGACTCCACTCTTTACCACTAACGCTGTCTTTGTAAGGTTCTTCAGCGCTGTGGGTATAAACCCTTCATCGTAGGGCACCACCTTGTAGTCCCAGTCAGGCATGTTCGCTTTTACAGAATTAACTGTTAACGACGCCAGCTTGTTGCACTCGACTACTAAAACTTCTGGGCGCGACATGCTCAACTCCTATGTACTGTTCAAAAAAACTAGTCACGTTTTCCTGCTGACTATCTGGGCTTGACGGTATTAGCCCTGAACTATCGCTACTTAAAATAGCTTTCAACCGGTCTGCCCGAAGAACGCCTTTAGTTTCTAACGCCCTGTATATTGCCGTGTACGTACACCACTCATCGCGCTTACCGAATAAGTAAACTTTCTTGCCTTTTGCTAGGGCTACAATGCCCATTTCGCTGTTTTCACAGCAGCCTACAATCGCTGCGCGATCTAATATCGCTTTGCCACTCTTCTTCTTTTCAATGACGCTCTGTGCGCCGTACTTATGTACTAAGTGTTGGTACACAGTTGGCGACGTAAGGGGGTGACACTTGATTTTCGCGCCCTGTGCCATTGCTCTTTCGACTTTAGGCCAGTCGGTAACCTTGTCTAATATGTTTGTGCCTGGGAGAAAGATAACGAAATCATGTTGCTCTCCAGTCGATCGTAGTCGGTACTTGTCTTCATTGTTCTCTGCAATATCCTCAAACAGACGCTCACCAGTTGCGTTAATTTGGCTGTTAGCTGCTTGCTGCATAGTTTGAGATGCGTGTTTTATACTTGCTGCTCTTAGGTAAATGAACTTCGTCAGCAAGTCCGTATAAACGTAGCCATGTATCTTGCCGTCGCTAAAGTTGTACCAAAGGTCATATTCGATCTTTGTACCTCTCCACGTATCAGGTAACAGCTTCTTAGTCGCGATTAGCTGGTCGCTCTTTCTGTTCCTCAGTACATTCCCGCTTTTAAAAAAGTGCGCTGCGGAATTACCAAGTTCGTCATTCTCAGCTAGTTTCTTCAAGTCTTTTTACCAATTGAGCCACCTGCTCTTCGAGTTCAGAGATACGGTCTTCTGTTTCTGAAAAATGCTCCATAATTACGTCAAGCGTGTTTTCTAGCTTTCTAGTCATGTCATCCATTAGTCTTCCGTCCACTGTGAGCCATCCCAATAACGGCGGTTGTTAGCGCCTTGACTGCCTACTTCGGTCTCATTACCCGTTGCTGTAAGTCTTTCGTAAACCACCGTGGACGTATCCCGATTCGTGTTAGTCGATCTACTTGTCCCTGTGTCATGCGCGGTGGTGTTGTTAGTGTCAAAAGTCGTAGTGAACGACGTAGTAGTTGCACGACTAGTGCCTGTGGCGCGAGTAGTGTTAAACGACGTGGTGGTTGCACGACTAGTGCCTGTGGCCCGCGACGTGTTAAACGACGTAGTGGTTGCTCTGCTGGTGCCTGTGGCCCGCGACGTGTTGAACGACGTGGTGGTTGCTCTGCTGGTGCCAGTAGCTTTCGACGTGTTAAACGACGTGGTGGTTGCTCTGCTGGTGCCAGTAGCTTTCGACGTGTTAAACGACGTGTTGAACGACGTAGTAGTTGATGCGCTTGTGCCGCGAGAGGTGCCGCGAGACGTTCCGAACGTAGTGGTGCGAGAGGTTCCGCGAGAGGTTCCGAACGTAGTGGTGCGAGAAGTGCCAATGGTTCTGGCGAGCCTCTTAATCCGGTAATTTGTGGTCGTTATATTGTAGGTAGTATCAGTAGAAGTGCTGTGTTGAGCGCCCCGCTGGTATGTAAAACCGCCTGCCGAATAAGTGGTGGTTGTGGCTACACTTGAAGCTATAAGACTGCCCCCATAGCGCCAAGTTTGGTCATCTGTAGTGCCAGTGATAATACGAATTATACTGTTACTTGCTGCGTTATAAGCTGGGTAGCTAAGTGCGTGTGTCTGTGTGTTAAACGACGTGCTACGCGACGTGTTAAACGACGTGGTGTACGACGTGCTACGCGACGTGTTGAACGACGTGGTGTACGACGTGTTGAACGAGGTTGTGGTTGCTCTGCTTGTGCCGCGAGACGTGCCGTAGGTAGTCGTTGTGTTGAACGCTGTAGTCGTAGCCTTGCTAGTGCCAAAGGTAGTCGTGGTGTTAAACGCCGTGGTGGTCGCTCTACTGGTGCCAAAAGTAGTGGTCGTGTTGAACGCTGTCGTAGTCGCTCTACTGGTGCCAAAAGTAGTGGCCGTGTTGAACGCTGTCGTAGTCGCGTTGCTAGTGCCAAAAGTGGTGGTCGTGTTGAACGCTGTCGTAGTCGCGTTGCTCGTACCAATGCTCGTACTATAAGTCGTTGTGTAGCTGGTCGAAGTGTCAAACGCTGTAACTGTACCAAAAATGGTACTGGTGTCTCTGGTAGTGTCGTAGACAGCCGCCCAAGCAGTGGACAACGAGCCATCATCTTTTTTGACGACAACGTAGTTAACACCGAAAACCGTTGCTGCATCACCCTTAACAAATATCTGGGTGGGTTCTTTTATAGTCGAACCATCAAGGACTTTAATAGTCAATTAACTAACCACATACCAAACATGGCCTGCCGCAAACCCCGTGCCGCTCGATGGCGCTGTCGTGACAATTGATTGGGTCTTGATATTTGAAGGCAGTACATAGTTATTCGCGCTGGCCGCAATCCCGTCGAGCTTAGTATGGTCAGCATTCGTGAAATTGTTTTGGGACAGCTCACCGTCTTGAACGGAATATGTAGTGTTGGTGTCTGTAAACAAAGCGCCAGAAGGTACGTCTGTAAGAACCTGAGAGTCATCTACTTTTCCATCTAAAGCAGATTGTAATCCAGTGATAAAACTAATGGCGTGGGCTGATGGATGCGAGTAGTTATTAGCACTCGCAGCAATCCCATCTAATTTTGTGTGGTCTGCATTCGTAAAATTGTTCTCAGACAGCTCGCCATCTTGGACGGAGTAAGTTGTATCCGTATCAGCTTGCGTTGCTACATCATTTAAACCTGCAGCGGTAAGCCTAAGCTCACACTTATCTCCTGACGAAAAGGTACGGGCAGTAGAGTTATCTTGGGCTCTAACGACCGTCAACGTGTTACTGCTACGAGCCGTACATTTAACAATCTCTTTAAGCGTCGGGTCGCTGTCTACTTCAAGAGTCAGATAAAGGTAGTCGCTACCAGAAAGCGCTGGAAACGCTGACCCATCTGCCACCGTAATAGATGTGGCAGAGTCGCTAACGCCCGCCGACAGCGTCGTAGTCGCATTGTTGTGGAATAAAACTGCCATGAAAAACCTCTCTTACGAAGCGGTTATTGCCCAAGTCACAGTCATAGCATCTGAAGCACCTTTGTTGACGGTTGAATAAACCGTTCTGCAAAGCATGGTTCCACCGCTAGATGCATTTAATATTGCCGCTTCAGTAAGTGCGGCAGTAGCCGTACCTGCTGGGAATGTAGCTACGTATGTAATGACGTTGGCGGAGACAGTGGATGACGTTAAGGAGACCCGTCCTGACTCTGTTCCAAGCGCTGTATCTCCTGCGGCGGCGGCAGTACTGTCAGTACCAACAGCCATGTGACTCATTGCGCCGTCGGTTGTATCTTTCATGCGGCTTGCTACGTAACCCTTACCAGCGGTAACAACAAGATTAGGTATCTCTTGAACTACCTCGCCGTTGATTGCCACTGTAACGTGGCCTGTAAGCTTTAAATTTTCTGTGATCATGGTGAAATCCTATGAATTAAGTGTGTATGTATTTAGTGCTGAGGCGTTAAGCACAGCGTTATGACCTGCCCTGATTTCGTAACTAAAACTGTCTGAGAACGACAGAACATTTGTTTTCTCGACGCCCCAGTTCGGGCTAACGTTTACTACTTCGTCCAGGCCGAACGCTTCAGTAAAGCCTCTGGAAAAATTCGCAACACGGCTAAACGAGTCAGACACCGAAAACGCGTCGCTTGCAGGTTTGGCATAAGTACTGCTGTATAAATCTCCGAGCGATATAGAGTCTGTTTTGCTTGTATCAAATGCTCGATCCATTACTTCGGACAGAGCGACCTGATCGCTAATACCTTTGTCAAACGTAAAGACTGATACGTCTGTCACCGCAAACGAATCGGTAAAATCACGATTAACTGTCACTAGCAAAGTGACTGAATCGCTAAATCCAACGCTATCAACTGCGCTTTTAGCTAACGCAATGGCCTGAGATTCTGTGAATCCCAAGCTGTCCAGAGTGGTCTTTTGCGTATGGAGCGCTGCTACATCCGAAAAATTAAACTGGTTCTCGAGGTATTGGTTTAGTGGAAACGCATCCAACTTGATCTCAGTAGCAGTGATGTCTGTGTAAGACACTTCGCCCTTTGCTAACTGGTAGGCGGCTCTGCCTGTAATTTTTGCGTAAGTAACGCTAGCCTTCGGGCCCATTAGTCAAAATCACTACGTACTTTTAGCTTGAACAAGTCATAAACAGTCTGAATACCGCCATTAGCAAAGGTCATTTCAATCTCACCTTCAAACGTACCAGCTGTATCTAGCGTCCCAGTGGGGAAGTTAGTGGCTACTTTCCCGTTCGTGGCATCAGTTACTGTGCAGGAAAGCGTGCTCTTCACGGTTGTACTGCCAAGCTCTCGTATACGTAGTTTTACCGAGCCGCCTGTTATATCAATCGGAGCCCACGTAGAGGCGTCATTTTCGTCTAGCGTTTTGCCAGACGCTGCGGACTGACTGTCTTTTAGCGTAAAAGTCAGCTCTGGCAGAGTGTCACCTGTAACAAGGTTAAGTGTTTGTGAATACGCCATTTTTACACCTGTATGTTATCTGATTATATTAGGTGAGCTAATATAATGCTAGTAATTAATAGCACCAAAGAACCGGAGTGGTCTTTCTGATGTCTACATGTACGAAGCCCTTTGCGACACCAACGGACATCCCCATTGCCAATGCATGGGCCACAATGGCGCGCCGTTGTGCGCCACCTTGTACTGCGACATCTGCGGCAATACCCTGTGCATGAGTGCCTGGTTCTGCTTTTCGCTGCTCAACGCTGTGGTTTTTACTTCTAAAACCGCTCGTTATGTAGAACGGGAAACCGCATGCCGCTCTCAGCTGATCTAATACGTGAATAAAATCTTCTTGCATTTCATTCTCGCCAGTCTCTTGGCAGTCGAAATCTTCTATCTTGAAATACTTAAAATCTGCCATTGTTATTCTCTAAACAAGTAAAAAACGAAGCCGAGCAATGCCGCCCATATAGAGGCTACAAGTCCTTGGCCAACCTTCACGACCTGACTATTAGTAGCTACTTGCTCAGCAACTTCTTCGAGCTTCTTTTCACCCTCATCGAGGCGGAACTCGTGGCGTTTAAGGCGAGCATCTGCACCAACCAGCTTCTCTTCGATTCGTGCGATGTGAGTCAACACCTCGGTCAGTTTGTCTATCTTCAGTTCAAGACGATCAAACCGTCGGTTTGTTTCTGGGTCGGTCATTTGCGCATTCCCATTAGTTTTGATGCGCCCTTGATCCCAAAGGAACTCGAGATCGCAATAAATAGTAAGTACTGATACCACTCTGGTAGATCGTTCAGCGTCGAAAATGCTTGCCGCACACGCTCTACAACTGTCATGTCGTTAGCTATGATTGCGTAGCCAACCATGAATATTGGTACAGCTAATATTATAGTCCAAAACTCATCTTTCCACGAGCTGCCAGAAGCGTCTGCCATCTTCGCTTCCCAGTCTGCGTCGTTCTGGATAACGTTCATTTTGGCTTCGTGCTTAGCCTGCTTTTCAGCAGCCTTGTTAGCCAAAAACGTTTTGCCGATATCGGCCACAGGGCCTAGTAGTGCTGTAAATATGCTCATAAATTTCTCCTAAAGTACTAGACTGTATCCAGGGATTATCCGAGCAGGCACTACGTCCCAGCCTTTACCGCTGTAGAGGCCTAACGCTATATCGTCGACAAGGAATCCGTATGTGGGGCCAAAGATAGGCGATAACGCTTTGGCGGTTTGTCCAATTGGGCCCAGCCCTTGCGACTCGCCCCATTCAGCGCTTTTACCAATCATGCCGAATATGGCCATTGGCCCAGCTAGACCGCCGCGATCAAATAGCTCACCCATGTAAGTCATCATATCCATTCTGTCAGAACGGAAATAACGAGCGTTCGCTTCTACACCAGGGAGTACGCCTGCAATACCTGCTTTTGCAATTTCTCGTAATTCCAAAGACAGTGCGGCAAGCGGCATAAACGCTGCCGCCGTAAGGAGGCCCATCATCCCAACGCTGCTTAACTTAGCCAGAGTAGTGTCGCCCTCTGCCAACCGCATCTGCATTTCGCGTTTAATGCCACCTAGGATTACTTTACCGAACGAGAATAGGTATGACTTTAGCGCCCAGATAAGCTGATACTTCGGGTCGTTACCCCAGCTAGTACGCTCAGCTGCATTCGGCTTCAACATAGAGTTATCTACAAAGCGTTGCATAGCGCCCATCACCGCTTTTCCGGCTTCACCCTCAAAGGTGTAGTGAGCACCATCAACCTGATCGACGAGCCAAGACTTTACTTGCTCAGCTGTTACGCCGTGGTCTTTAAGGTAGCGACTAGCGCGGTCGTTATTCGTCTTGTTGTAAGCGTGCTCAACCAAAAACTCTACGCTCATTACGGAGGCAAACTCTCTGGTGTAGCGGGTGAAGTAATCCAAGCCGATCTTCGAAAAGAACGCGTCAGAGTATTTACGTACTCGAGGGTCTAAGTACTCGGCATCTGCTTCGGTAAGCCCGAGATTACCCATTACTGTGCTGTGGGTTACACCAAGTGTTCTAGCGAGTTGAATAGCTTGCTCGGGGTTCTGGATACGCGAGAGTATGGCGTTCTTAGCCATGCCAAAACCGTTGAACTCTTTAGTGTTAACTAAAGCACCACCAAACTCTGGGATAGACCCAATAGTAGCTAGCGGCAACAACGTAACCCAGTTGAACAGTTGCATCCAAGACATAGCTTTAGAAAGTCTTGGGTTTAGTGGCTTATCTGTGTAACCGAGGTATCGCTCTAGGGTAGTGACCGCTTCTTTGCGCTTCGCTTCAGGTAACTTCTCCAACTCAAGCGCAAGCATGTCGTTGCCGTCTGCGTCGTGGGTATTACGCTTCCATTCAGTACGCGTGATTACGTGCCGTATGTACTTCATCAATGCCACTTCTGGCTTTTCAATGAACGGCTTCAACTCACTGTGCGGTATGTTTTGTGTCAGTACTCGCGCTTTTTCAACGACGCTCTGCGGGTTTTGGGCGTCAAAGGTAATCTCATTGTCATTTACGATACTCTGCTGTCTTGCGACAAGACCGCTTACCGCTTGGCGAATGGTCTCCTCGTTGGCAAGTGGGTTGTACTTAATGACAAGCTCAGTAAATGTAATTTCAGGGCTGGCTAATCTAAGCCGTTCCCGCATAAGGAGCTCCGTCATTACACCTTTTTCTACATCGGTCATTTCCTCAAAAGGTTTTGCCGTTCTGAAATCTCGTTTCAGAAAGCTATCAATCTCTTCGTCCGTAAGTTCTTTAATCGTCTTAAGATCTTGAATATCAATAAAACCGTTCGGGTCAACGCCGTCTTTCAATAGAAGGCCTACCCCTTTCTCTGGTTGCATACTCATCTCAGAGTACTCATGCGTTGTATCTGTAGCATCAACGAACATCCGACGGTTTTCGTTGTTAAAAATAGCCGCCAAGTCTAACGCCACGGGGAAATAGTCATCCCGCTTGGCTATCTCATTGCCTGGGGTTTTGGCGATGTAGTCGTCGTAAAATTTGTTTAGCCAGTCTCTAATCTCACGAGCCTTGCCGTCCAATGCCTCAGTCTTCTTGTCTTGGTCTGCCGCAAGCTCAAATGCATCTTGGATTTCTTTAGATTCCCAGTTTGTACCGAGAACCTTTTCGAGTTGGTCATACACTTGTCCGCGTACATGGTCTTTCGACTTGAGGTAACCAAACTGGTTGTTGGCCCGAGATTTAGCATTCGAACGCGCGTACATCATGTCGGCTATTACTGGGCTAATACCGCGAAGAATGTTGTCCTCCGGTAGCACCATTTTAAACATCGTGTGGCCAGCAGCGGTGCCATCGATATGATCTTTAAAGTTGCGAAGCATTGAGTTAACGCTTTGCTGAGCATCGGGGTTCTTTGTAATCGACTCTTCCATCGCCCGAACAAGCGATTTTTTGCTGTAAGCCACTTCTCTTGACGCCTTGCCAGCCACTTGTCGCAAATGCGCTCGTTCTTTAATGATGGTGTTTTCTATGTAGTCATCAAAGCTCTTTGAGTAGGAGTCTTTACCAAATCGGCGTTTGAACTCCGCGCTTAGCGAGTCCCACATAGCTTTTAGCTTCTCAGCTATCTTCGCAAAGGTTCTGCCGACAACACCGTTGGGCTGCTTCTGATCTCTGATGTATATGTTCTTAGCTGTGATTGCAGTCTGATCCGCAAACCATTCTTCGAACCCGTGTTCAGTTTGATACTGTGCAGGTGCATCTGGAGCCGTGCGTGCTTTCTCAAAGTCGCGTTCAAGCCTCTTTCTCAAAGCAGGGTTAGCTAGTGTGCCTTCAATCTCTTCATTAAACAGAACATGCCCAAGCGCTTCGTGGGCAGAAATTAAAGCAGTTTGTAAGTCATTAGCTACACTAATATCATCAATCAAAGCAACGTGAGCATTGGTGAAACCGATATACTCCCCGCGTTTATCGTTGTTGCTCGCTAACTCAGCTGCAACGTTCGTGATCATAGCGGCGACTTGCGGATCGTTAAACTGCTCTGCAATTTTTGCAGGAGTAAGTTTTTTAAGCTGCGAAAGACCAATAACGATTACCGGCTTCTTTGGCTTAATCTTGGCAATGGTTTTGGTTACAAATTCAGTCGATATCGTACCCAAGCTACCAAAGGGGTATTCAGCGCCACGATAAGTCTGGCGTCCATACGTTTGCCTGTTCTTCCCGCCCAAGCTGCGATCAACGTCGCGCCGTGGGTTCATCTCCAGATTTAATCGTGTCTTTGGCAGGTCTGGGTCAGCAGCATCAAAACCGTCTTTGTTGTAGTTCGCCGTGCTCATGCCTGCTACTTCGTCGCCAAGACCTTGCTCGGTGTCTCGGTTAGCGCCTTCGTTTACGACAGGGTCTTTGACAGTGACGTTATCGAAGCCTTCTGTGTCGCGCAGCCTAGTTGCGTAAGCATCAGCTTCTTCTGCGCTGTAGAAGTACTCTTTTACGTTTTCTACTTCAGTAAATTGATCGCGTGCTAAAGCCTCATCAACAGCTTTTGCTCTGGTGGTTTGAGTCTGTTTAGCTGTGATTATCTGCTCAACTCTGGCTTGGCTAGCGGGCTGAGGTGCTCCCGCTAAGTTGGAACCGAGTTCGGAAGGCTGCGGGTCACGCTCGCGAAGCGTCGGAGCGTTTACGGCATCACCGCGCGATACACGTCGCGTTGCAGTCACAATAAAAGCGCTGTTCTTAGGCGTGAGACGCAATTCCGGTTTGAAACCATCTCGCTCGAGGCGAGCAACCTCTTTCTTTGCAGTCTCGAGTGTAAGTAGCTTACCGTCAGGACGGTTGTTTTCGCGGCGGACAGAATACTGCTCTCCGAACGAATCCGTGAATTCTACGCTAACGAAATTATCTGACTTGCGATCCGTGACAACTGTGTTTCTAACCCGAGCGCCACTGGTGGTCTGTTCTACGGTTGTCTCAACGCGCGAGTCTCCCATCTGACCCCTAGCGCCTAGCACATCACGGAGCTGTACATCAGCACCGTCCGCTCTTGCCGCTACAACATCGCCTATTGGGCCTAACAAGTCTTGGCTAGTGATATCAAAGATCGACTTGCCTTGTATGCGTATATCAAAGGTGGGCTTACCTTCATCTGCCAGCTTAACGTTTAGCTCTGTTATCTCAGTAATAAACTCGGGCAGACCCTGTCTCGCCATTTCGGCTAACTTGTCGCCCTGATAAGTACTGTTACCACGCTGTCGAACCAACTCACGGCCAGCGTCTGTCAGATTAACTAGGTTGATTTCTTTTGGCTCAAGACCAGCCTCGATGAGTTCAACGCCTGAGCCAGATGCGAATTGACTGCGTTTCGCACCGCGTAGCGTCTTCAGAACAAACTGATCATCGAGAGCGTCGGGGTCTTTGATGAATGAAGTCTTCTCAAGCACGTAGCCTTTTTCAGTAGCTACAATCTTAAAGTCAGACTGCGGGTCGCCCTCGGCAGTGACATCTGCCATCTTCGCTTCGGCGGCTCGTCTCAAGAACGATTCAGTCATATGAGCGTAGAAGGGGTCGCTCCAATCTTTCTTACCGAACGCTTCTTCAAACTGGGCTCGAGACGCTTCGGTATTCTTAAAAGTTTTCTTCGGGTCTTTCTTTCGCGAGTAGCCTTTGGTCTCAATTGTTTCGACATTCTCTTGGAAGCCCTGACCTTGGAAGTAATCTTGTACTTCTTCCATAGTCGCTTCTTCATCGCGAGCGTCAGGCCGCGTTTTCTGCAACTCCTGCTTCTCTGCGTATAGCACGCCAAGGATTTCGTCTTTACGCGCGTTATCGCCTTCGCGGTACTGCTTCTCAAGGGCTACAAGACGGGCGTTGTCAGGATCTTCTGCAACTAGTGCGGTTAGGTTCTCACCAACCGAAGCTCGGAACTCTTCGCGTTTCGGCTCAAGGTCTGGTTTCTGTGGGCGAGTAGACTTAGGCTCGCTGACAGGAGTAGGTGCGGGTTGCCGGTTAGTTGGACCGCCAAGGTTCAACTGTTTCTGGGAAAAACCCTCTGCATCAGTAGGAGTAAATGTCTCCATCGACCGTTGCGTTGGCTCGTCGTCTTGCTCGTTGCCGTAGTACTCATTGTAGGCGTCTTCAAGGCTCTGCTCGGTTGGGCCCTTAACAGCTGTGAAGTAAGGGGTTTCAGGGTCTGCAAGTGCGTTAACTAAGTCGTCGAGTAAATCGTTTGCACCGAAATTGTCTGGTCGACCCTGCGGAGCGTCGTTGTAGTAACCCAATTCACGCAGCGCTGTGACCATGTCATCAAGCTGTAAACCGCCTTCCTTTCGAAAGACAGAACGTCCTTTTACTCGAGCAGTCTTGAATGCTTCTGTAATTTGAGACCCGTCTCGCTCAACTGAGCTACGAGATATACCCCCAGCAGCGACGATTGCTGCTAGTAGCCCATCTTCTGGGTCAGCGGAAAAGTTCTTTTTAGCCTGCGCCTGACGTTTATTTCTCTGTGCTGCTTTACGCTGGACCTCTGCCTCTTCTAGCTTTTGACGGTAAGCAGCTGCTCTTTCAGTACGGTCTGCTTCCCACGCGGCTTCCTCTTCGGGGGTGCGCTCGGGCTGAGGGTTCTCAGGCGCAAACAGGTCATCTGATCTTTCTTCGGTCGCCTCTGTACGTTCTGCTAGATCCTCGGCCTCAATCTCTCCAGAAGTCTTCTTATTGGCTAGCTGTTTGGCAAGTAGGTCAGCACGTTCTTTTTGGAGAGCCTCCGTCTGCTCTCTTGAAGGATTAACTATCCACCTGCCTGTGGCCAGCTCTTTGTCGCTCCACATCTTGGTTTCGCCATCTTTGGTCTTACCCTGGTAGATGGTTTCTCCATTATCAGCTTTCTTAATCTTTACGATGGTGACTTCTTCTGGCGTAATTTCGCGCTCAGTAAGAATAGATCCATCATTAGCTTGTGCCGCTGAAGTTGGGCCAGACCCACCTTTCATTACGGTTACAACTTGTCCTTCAGCAAACTCTGATTGGGGCGCTTGCGCACCTTGAGCTTCTTCTTCATCAATCTTGTCGTTTTGCCGACGCTCGATTGAGTCTTCCCAGAGCTTTCTGGACTTCTCAAATATAGGAGCTGCTTTCTCAGCGGCAGCGCCTTTGTTCTGGTAAAGAGTGGATACAGCGCCGCCAACACCACCAGCAAAACCACCAACGACCGCGCCTGCAAATGCTGACTCCATACGGCGGAGGTTCGCCTCTTCTTGGGAGTACTCTGGGTCGTAGCTGCGGCGGTTCTGAATGGCTATTTCGGATTGAGCGTATTCTGAAACGCCCTCTAGGCCAGCGCCTCTCCCAATTTTTTGACCTATGTTGCTAGCTAATTGACCGAAAACTGATCCTTCGCCAGTCGATCGTGAAGCCGCGCTCTTCCCGAGGAGTTTTAAGAACGCAACTTCTGTACCTACACCAATAGCCGCTTGAGGCACGGCTACTAAAGCAGACTGTAAAGCTGTCTCAAGGTCTCTGTTTTGCCCAGCACCTAGGGCTTCAGAGAAATTCTCACCCGCTAGTGATGGGTATTCACCTGCGGCAAGACCCGCGTAGCTACCAAACTTAGCGCCTTTTCTGGTCGCTGCTTTCTTGGTTAGATCGTAAGCCGCCTGAGCCAGTTCAAGATCGCGTGGGTTAGCTGAACCATCTAAAACTTTTTGGGTGGCGTCATCTATTAGTCTTTTAGCTGCTTTCTTGGAGCCAGTTCTAGCAAGCGCTCCACCAGCCGCGCCCAATACGCCGCCTGTGGCTAGCGTGCCGATGCTGTAAAGAAGAGAGGGTAAGCCTTGACCGCCAGCTTTTGCGATCTGAGTAAATGCGCCACCAACGGTGGGTTCTTCGAGAAACTCGCCGAACTCCTCAACGCCTGCTAGTGCCGCCCGACCAGTTGCGTTTGCACGTTCTGCCTCTAGGACATTTCTTTCCGCGAATTCGTCTGCGCCTACAGCCGTGCCAAGTAGGGCTTGGAAGTAGTCGATTGATGCGCCCATACCTTCGGTGCCAGCAGTAAGCCCGCCGCTAAAAGCGTTACCCATGCTGTTGTCGGCTTCAAGCTCTAAAGGTTGATCTTCGTCAACTGAAGACCCGTCTAGGTTACTTGCGTAAAACTGCTCGAGAAGTTCATCCACTATTGAGGGCGTCCATATCTTTTAGAGTTTGCTTCAGCTGCTTTCTTTAAGAAGTTGCCCGCTTGTGAATTCTTGTTGTTCAACTCCCGAATCGAAAAACTCTCATCAAGCACGTCGTACTGCCACTGACCATTAACTAGCGTTGGCTGGGTTATGTATTGGATTCTGTTGCCATCGATAATTACCCGACTCAAGAACTGATCGCTCGCTCCAAGGTTTTCGTCAGAATCCTCACGGAATAAAGAGACTACGCTTTCCCACGCGCCTCCTTTTTCTTTGGACGCTTCACCAGCAGCAATCTGACTGAAAACCATATTGGCCGACTTCATCAACAGTTTGTGCTGTTCGGGGTACTCCCTAACGTTAAATGCTGACAGCTTGTTCCAGAAAGTGTTCAGTACTCCGCTTTGCAAAACCGTGTCTGATCGCTCGCCAAGGTTGCCAAGCTCGTCATTACCCATAATCTCAGCGACGCCGTTTACTAGATCGTCTGCGTACCCAATAGCGGTTTTATCCTGGTCGGCTTCGAATTTTTTTAATTGTAAGGCGAGCGTCTTGTTAGCTGCTTCGCGTCTCTGCTGGATAGCAGCGAAGTCTTTTGGACCTATAGCCTGACCGTTAGTCATAAGACCGAGCACTTGCTGTCGGAGAGCCGCCGCTTCTGTGCCCATACCTGCGTTAGATCCAGCAGTACCACTGTTGACTGTAGAGGCAAGTGCCGCAAGAGCGAGTGCGCGGTCTTTGTTATTCAAACGACGCATGTCTTCAAGCGTTTGTATGCCTTCGGCTTGCAGTTTCTCTGCAACTTGTTGGCGAGCCTGCGGAGAAAGATTCACCTCGCCTGAGATGATCATGTCAGCTAACTCGTCGTTAGTCTTACCTTCAGATACTTTGGCAAAGTCGTCGAACTGCTGTTGAACCGCGTTATTCGAAGAGGTGATCTTCGGGTCAACCGTCTCTTCCTCTTCTTTAGGCTTTATTGAATCTTCGATCTCAGCTTTTTCAGCCTCGAGTTTCTGCCTATTCGCGTCTGTGATATTCCTTTTTAACTGAGCATCAATAGCGGTTACGCGCCGTTGCTGGTTCTTAGTTAATTCTGGCTCTGGCTCTGGAGCCAATTCAGGATTATCTCTCGCGACTAAGGCGATAAAACGCTTTTTGGTTTCTTCCAAGCGTTTGTTTATTTTCTGATATTCGGGTTCACTTCTAGTGTTGGCCAGTGCTTCCTTGTCTGCTTGTATCTGCCGATTCATATTAGTGTAAATAGAGGGTGTGCCCGTCACTTTATTTCCGGACAGCTCTCTCAGCTCTTCTTTCGAGTAGTCGATATCAGGATCAAAATTCTTTATGTCCATTACGACGGGACTAGGTTTTTCGGGAGGGGCAGGGTCCGCCGTAGGCTTACCGCCCATCTGGGCAAATACCTTACCAGCGTACTCTTTAGTCTCTTTACCCCCAGGCATTTTGTCTGGGTCAGCACCAGCAGCTATCCAGTCGTCTGTAGCCCCTGGACCCTGATTATATGCGGCTAAAGCATACTCAACGTTACCGTTGTACTTCTTGAGCATCGCATCGAGATACTCTCGGCCAACTCTGCGGTTCTCTGCTTCACTATCATCTTTAACGCCCTCGATCCCATAGCCTGGGTTCTTGGCTGTGGCTGGCATTAACTGCATTACGCCCTGAGCGCCAGCTGGGCTGACTGCACTATGATCGCCACCGCTTTCAACCTGCTCAACAGCGTTGAACAGCGCTTCGTTGCCCTTGAGCATTTTCCCGTCGTTGGGCTTTTGCGCCTGTGCTTGGCGAAGTGCTACTTGTTCGTTCTGCGCATCTGTTAGATCAACACCAGTTTGTTTTGGTGGTGTGAGCGGCTCAAGGCCTTGATCTTTAGCCATCTCGTTAACGACTTCGAGCTTTTCTTCGGGAGTGTCAGCGGCGGCAACAACGCCCATAGCTCGCGTTTTAGCTGCCCCTTTGGGGAATCCATTCAAGACTTTGCCAGTGAGTATGCGCAAGTCTCTCTGAGCCTCTATTTCCTCAGCATTTGCACCAGCGTTTGTATTGATCACGTTCTCAGTCGCGCCCATAACAGAGACGCCTATCTCGTTCTGGTAGGCCATAACGGTTGAGTCCCAGGCCGTATTCACTGTATCCAAGATCTTACCGTCGGGGATGAATATGGCGGGATCTTCTGGATCTCTACTACCGTTCTCAGTCTTAACTCCAGGCGAACCGTCGTTGTTGGTTACATCTATTAGGTATCCACCATTAACGCTGTCGCGCGTAAGTCCTGTAACCTGCGAATCGTCATCAACAATGTCTGACTCATTAAGCATTTTGATGGCAAGGTCTACGCCATTTTTATCGCCATTTTTTAGCGCTTCCGCAAAACCCGCGCCCAGTCCAAGTCGATCGCCATCTAAGAAGTTACCAGCGCTGGCTCCTTTGTAAAGTTCGTTTGTAATCTTGACTTGATTCTCTTGCGCTCGTTTCTCTTGGTCGAGCAACAAATTGTCGCGGTAAAGAGCATTGCGATCTCTGGATGTCCGCGCGGAAGCGGCTTGTTGACCGCTTGCAAATAAACCCTCAAAAAAACTCATAGCTACCTCTAAACTCTTCTGAACTCAACGTCGACCTTGTTGTAGTCAACCATGTTGTAACCTACGCTCCGCTCGACAACTGCCCACGGAACTTCGTCTGCCATTACGCCTTGGTAGCGCTCATCTGAGCCTTTGTAACTAAACTCATAAATATTAATACCATTGTCGGAAACGCCGATTTGCTCGATGTTCTCTTTCATGCGCCGGTCGCTCGCGAATATTGCGTACGCGATAATTGCGCTTGAGGCTAAAGTCCCAACGGTAGACATCGTCTGTGCTTTTGCAGACGCTTTTGCTTGGGTGTAGGCGTTAGCTCGGGCTTGAGCATCAGACGCAGCTGAGCCAAGTTGACTCTGGGAAGATCGATTAACACCTTGCCCGATATTAATTAAGTCCGACTTTAGCGCAGTATTCGCTTCTTGCTGTGCAATACGGGCGTCTCCAACTGCTTGTATTGAACCAAGGGTTGTTCCTCTATCAAGAGCCCGTTCTTGTTGCTGAAGCTGGGCTGGAGTCAATGCAGCTCCGTAACGTGAGGCGTTACGTTCTGATACGCCTGACATGAGACCAGCCACTCGTCCACTATCTTCTTTAGCGGCGTCGATAAGACTCGTATCATTCTTAGCCTTTTCAAGTAGTCCATCTTCAAAAGAACTATACTTGTCCTTGAAATTTAGGTACTCGTCACGAGTGATGTTTGAGTAAGTCTGTCTCGGGTCAGTTACGTGAGGTAACGTAGGGTTGGGTTCGTACCCGTAACCGCCGCTGCCGTACCCTGGAGGTGTACTTATTATCATCAGTATCTCCCCAAGCGGCTATTAATTCCCACCATATTAGTCACGAAGTTATGGCCGAAAGACCCTTTGGTTGCGGGTGTTTCCATAACTGTCCCAACCCCTTCCTTGTTGGTAAAAGTAGCGCCCTGTGGCGCTTCACCAAACAGGCCTTTCTCTGCGCCCAACTGAAGTGCGGCCCCAGCAACTTGACCGATGGCTTTGGTTCTAGCCGCGCGTACATCTTGTTTACCTTTAGCTCTTGTTAAGGCATCGGAAGTCGCAAGTCTGGAGGCTTTAGCCATACCTGTCTGAGCGTCAGCTTGCTGGCCTCTGGCAGTACCTAATACGTTTACGCCTAGTTTGTCTTGGATATCTTTGCCTGACTGGTTAGCTACGCCCATCTGACCCTGCAAAGCCTGTGACATATCAGACGATTTGTTATTCGCTTGCGTATCTTCGTAGTTAGTATCAGAAGTTAGAGCCTGCATAGTGTCTGCGTTTGCTCTAGCTCGAAGCGTATTTGTCGGATTTTCAGTCTTAGACTGATCGCGCATCTCTTCGAGCAGGGGGGAGTATTTTTGCTTGAAGCTGTTGTACTCAGCCAAAGCTACGCTAGCAGACATTTTCTCGTCTGCTGACGGTTCGTATTCTTGTTTCTCAGGCTTCCCAAATATAAAACTCATTAAATTTCTCTCGTATAGGTTGCAGATTGCCTCTCCCAACCGTCAGACAACATACTTCGTTCTAAGTCTGATACGTTTGTTCGAGCCTCAATCCTTTTAAAGCCCATCTCCTTGGCTGTCTCGGCGAAAAAAGGCACGTACTTCTCAATTACCGTTTTTTGACCGCGTTTCTTCACCCACACTAGCCAGAAAAAGAATATGTGCTCGCCTGAGTATTCATCTTTCTCTGCTGTGCTTATTAAAAACCCCTCTGGGAATACCCAAAGAAAAGCCTCTTCGTTTAAGCACGCTGCGTAGACGTCTTCAGCCCTATATGTCAGCTTAGGTTGCTCTCGTAAAATCTCTTCAACGCCTTGCTTTACCCAATCCCATTCTTTGCGGATTGATGCTAGCGTTGGTTTAACCGCCGCTGCCGTACCTGCGTCTTGTTCGCCACGCTCGTGTGACACCACCATAATTCACCTTCCTAGCTACGCCTTCGTCCGCATGACGGGCTTTTCTTTCTGCGTTAGTGATCCCTTCGGCGAAGAGTGCGCCGTAAATCTGCGCTCCGGTTAGATCGGTCCAAGCCTGACCTGGGGTACGTAACAACCGAAACAAAGTGCCGTTAATAATGCTGTCGCGGTACTCTGCAATTAGATCTGAGTCGCAGGATGTAGATGTCGGCGTAGGCTTCAACTGGGCTCTAATTAATGTACTAGAGACCATAGTCGCTGAAGGTGTCGGCACTAGCCAAACCAGTCTTTGACCTTGCTTGACATAATATTCTGGCGAGCCTGTGTTCTCTGATTTGCGCCAGTCTGGTTTTCTTTGATCTAGCAGTTCGGGAGACACGGCTTCTAGGTTCTTACCATCAAACACTGTGTTCATGATCTTATGAACCACGGTGCCGCTAGGCGGCTCTAAGTCGTATTCGTAAATACCACTAACAGTTGTTAGAGGGTCTAGTTCCGCTTGATAAATACCGGTCTTCTCGCAGAACTCAATAACTGCTGATCGAATGTTTCTCTCAATCAAGCTATCGGGACAGGCGGGGACGACGGGTAAAATGTCTGGGAATAGTGTTTCGTAGCTAACCTTAGCCATAAACTAATTTCCTACGCCATCACTGGAGCGGTTGGGCGGTTTTCAGGGTTCGGGGTAGTCACCATATCTATTTGTGCTTTGCCCGTTACCGACGTAGTGAATATCTGATAATGGCTAGCAGCACGTTGTTGGTTACCAGAGTACTCAGCGTCCTTCATGTAAGCCATGTAGAGCACATAGTTCATAACTGCGTTAGCGAATATGTCTGGCAAACCCAGGTTGTCACTAGCTGTAACAGTGGTTGGGTTTGTTGAGTAGATAACCTCGATGTAAGCGTTTCCACTAACACCTGGGTATACATAGAAGTTACGGGGGTTAGCCTCGTCATACATATAATGCTTAACGATGTTTGTATGAGCAGCATCACCAGTTACGGTAGGGTCATGCCAGTCGGGACTCTGAGTATCCAAGATGTCACGGCCTACTAACCTAATTGATCGTTTGCCTGTGCCGCTGTTAGCAGCTGACATGTTGCGTACAACTTTGAGCAGTCTATTACCGGTGCTGGGGATATCTTGTTTTGTACCTGCAGCGAGCGTGATCGTTTCATTAACGGCACTAGCATCGGGTTTTAGTAGGGCTGTTTCTCGTTGGGCGTCATTTACCCACAATACAAGCTCTGAAGTTGCAGGCCAGCGAACGCCGGTCGTGTCTTGCAGTACGGTTTGTACTCGGTCGATGACGCTCTGTACTGTTACTGCCATGCTGTATACCTATGAGTTAAGTGCTAATTCCCAAGCTGCTTCTCGCTCATCAGTTCGTACCGTGCGACCTAGCATCTTGTTAACGACGGCTGCTTTGGGGGTGCCATCGGTTTTAAATGAGTTGGGGTCAGCTTCTTCGATCAGTTTCTCGAGGGTGGTGACAAGGTTTGTATCAATAGTTTTAACTTCAAATACTTCATCAATCACTGTGTCAATTACCTCTTCAAACTCAGCGATCTCAGCTTTTTCCTCTTCGACATACTTGTCGTTGTATTCTTTTGCGCCCATCTGAATGGCTAACAAGCCAATTTCTTCGGCGATTTCTCTTGGTACGCCTGCTTCAAACAAAACAGCTGTGCCACCCATAGTGGTGACTCGCAAATCTTCACTACATACAATCTTCATGATTAGGTCCTATATAAAAGAAACCTCTCCCCCCGAAGGAGGAGAGGGTTTAATCTTACTTACTGGGCAGTATCTAGAGCGATGATGCCGAAGTCCTGTACAGAGCCACTGATGTCGCTGTTGTACTTAGGCTTACGGAGACCGAAGATCTTGCCTACGCTGATACCAGACTGATTGCCATAGTCGAAAGTATCTTCAACCATTTCAGGCAGACCGATGTCAGCCATTGCCAGGGCCTGAGCACCACAGAACAGAGCGCGTCCACCAACTACGTCGGCGTCAGCACCCCACTTGTAGCCAGCTGCGCCAGCGTTAGAGGAAGTACCAGTAGTAGCGCCAGAAGTGTTAAACACATGGCGGAACTCATGGATCATTACACCGTCAACCATCAACGAAGCAGAACCAGAGAACAGGCTGTTGCCAGTTCCTCGAACGCCAGCGTTACGGACGTTAGCTAGGAAGTCAGAATCTAACTTCAGAGCAGCCATCTGCTGAGGGGTAACAAACATGTGGAAAGTTTCTTGGTTACCAGCACCACGAATCCCACGAATATAGTTGTCTTTGGCATAAGCCTTCAGCTCAACAATATGCTTGTAACCGATCTTGTCAGCCCCTGTAACAGCAGTAGTGTCGCCAGCAGCAATAGAAGTACCGCTGATTCGACGGTGACGATCACCAGTTGGAGCAGAAACGTCTGATGCAAACTCAAGATCAACAAGGTCGTGTCCAGCAGTAGCTGAAGCAGTACGAAGACCGCCGTTGTTTTTGTGAGTATAAGCAACACCTGACATGGTCAAGAATGCCAACTGGTCACAACGGTCAGCAATTGCATAGGCAAGTGCGTCGCGAGACTGCTCACGGAAGTTAACAACAGTCTTCTGGTCGGTCATACGGCCAGCGATGCGGTTAGCAAAACGTAACTGATCCAGCTCAATGGCGATGTCAAACGCGCGGAGGGCTTCTTCGTTGCCTTCCAGAGTGTTGTCACCAGTGATACCGTCGGTAGTCATGTCAGCTAGCAAAGTGATGTTAGCTTTTGTGCCTTTCTGGTTCTTAGTCAGTTCAGTTACTCGCTGAACCATAGCGTTAGAACCTGTGCCAGCGAACTGGTTGATGAAAGATTGGTTGCGAGCTACTTTCCAGAAGTCGCGGCTCCAAGTTTGGAGTTGGTCGCCTGTAAGCGTACCGAAATTTGTTAAAGCCATGATGGCCTCCTATTAAATGGACAAAATAATTTATGCGGCACACGCCGCCTTATCAGCCGACTTAAAGGAGCGGCTAATCCGTATCTACGTATCGTGTAGCAACGAACTAGCGCTTATTTACGAGGTGCGACCTCGGCAGGTTTTACGCCTGTGCAGGCGAGGGGTACGTTTTTTACGGCTACGGGCCGACCAGTTATCGTACTGATAGACGTATTAATCATATTAGTACAGCTAATAAAACAATGCAACCACTATCGATGGATAGTCGTTTTTTCATTATCTACATACTCAGGGACGCAGTACGCGAATACTGGCGTCGCATGCGTCACTGGTCTGCCCTGGGTAGTTAACTTCTGCGCAAACC